ATGAGATACCTGTACCTTTCGTGCCTCGCACTTTTATTTTCCATTGGCGCCGTGGCGCAATGTTCTACGACAGCAAACTATGTGGATATATATCATCACGATACGACATTCAGGACATTTTATATTGACTCTACCTATCTCTCTGGTGCCGAAGTATGTACTTGGACGTTCGATGATGGTACAACGCTATATGGCTCCGCCGTAACTATCCCTTACACGCTTGATTCGCCCTTTGCTACGCTGAATGCCTACGTTTCAGTTGACGATATGGGTTGCCTTTTTTCAACTTCTGAATCTGTTACATATCCTTCTGTATTTAACTGCAGCTATTTTAGCCCGGCGTACATGATCGATGCACAACAATCCCCAATGGGAGATGCGGCCGCGGTGTCGTATTTGTTCGGTATTAATCCTTACGGTGCAGTATTTAATAGTCATGTTACGCTGAACTGGGGGACGCCCGCAGGCGACACTACCGGGGCGGACATCGCAGGAGCGCCTATGCCAGAGCCTATAGGAATAACCAGCGGGGTAGCAATAGGAGCTACATACATGGGTCTATATGGGGTATTGAACCATGTAGTTGTTCCATCGCCATATTATTATGACGGTGTTTATAACGTAACTACTACGATCACTTATATTAATCCTTACGATGGATTTACGTGCTCTGTTAACTCAGGCATAATGCCGACGCATGTTAATGGAGTAGCGGCAGGTGTAGTGATAACAGGAAGCCCTGTGAAATGCGCAGGCGATTCTTTGAGGCTCGTTCCTTCAGACACTACTTTCTTCCACAACCTGGCGCATATGAGCGATACTACCGGGTTTTACCTGACATCTACGGCGGTATGGCCTGATGCTACAGACGTATATTATCCACCTTCCGGCGTACGTCAAACCAGCGACGGATATTACGCCGTTGGCTCTAATACATACATATGGCAAAATCCGGTCGCCGGATTATTTTTATCTACCGGACCCGACAGTGCCCTGACTGTATCAGCAGTGGCATATGCGGACAGCGGAATGTGGAGCTTTTCATCCGGGGCGTTCTCGTTGGGTATGGCAGACTATGACTCTGTTTACATCACCGTCAACCCCATAGCCTCCCCCATCTCAGGCACCAATCACGTCTGCGTAGGTGACACCATCATGCTTTTCGACACCACAACAGGTGGCACCTGGAGCATGTACAGCACTGCGCTGGCTTCCGTAGATCCGGTTACCGGTATTGTTACCGGCATAGCTGCTGGCTTTGATACGGTATACTATACCATACCCGGCACTTGTACAGGAGCTACGGCCAGGTATGCTATAACGGTAGATGCCCCGGCAGTCTTCTTTGCTACGTCCCCGTCAGCCTGCGTAGGTACCACAGACAGCATGCACGCCTTCACTCCCGGCGGTACCTGGAGCAGCACCGACCCATCGGTTGCCACCATCAGCACCACCGGCATGCTGGATATAACTTCAGCAGGATCAACGTTGGTAATGTATACGTTGCCCACGGGCTGCAACATGGCCACCATCATCAACACTTATGGCACACCTACAGTTACGGCTACATTACTTCGTCCGCTGCTTTGCACCGGTGCCGATACCATTACCGCTGCAGGCGCCACTTCCTACTTATGGACCGGCGGCATACTATGCCCCACCTGTGCTATAGCTACCATATCAGCCCCCGGCACCTATACCGTTACCGGCACCGACAGCCATGGGTGCGTAGGCACAGCAACAGCCACAGTAGCAGCAGGCGTGATACCAACCGTATCAGCAACCAATAACGGCCCGCTCTGCGCAGGTACCACACTCGATCTTACAGGTACGGTTACCGGTGCTACTTCTTATTCATGGTCAGGCCCGGGGGGCTTTACCAGTACTGTATTAGATCCGGTACTCACCGCTGCGCCCGGCTCATATACCCTCATAGCCACCGGCTCATGCGGAACAGCAGGCGATGCCACAACAGTTGTCGTTACACCATTGCCCACGCTCACCGCTACAGCCACTTACCCGGCATTGTGCACAACAGCAGGTGATACACTTTCCGCATCAGGAGCAGCTACCTATATCTGGTCACCATCCGCAGGCCTTTCCTGCGCAGGCTGTGCCAGCCCTATAGTTACTGCGCCAGCCACCTATACCGTTGCAGGTACAGACCTTTCCGGCTGCGTAGGTTATGCAACCATCACCATTTCCCCCGGCACGGTACCAACCGTAACAGCTAACAACAACGGCCCGCTCTGCCCCGGCGAGATACTTGACCTTACTTCCATCATCACCGGCGGCTCACTCACTACTACATGGTCCGGCCCCGATGGCTTTACCTCCGGAGCAGCTGATACCGCTATAGTAGGTGTTACTGCAGCAGCAGTCGGCACCTATACACTTACCGTCAGCAATAGCTGCGGTACTACAGTAGCCACTACCGACTTCGCCATCAGCACACCAACCATCAGTGTTACATCCACACCTGCTACCTGTGGCAGCACATTTACGCTTGCAGCCAGCGGAGCATCCACCTACACATGGCTCCCTGCTACCGGCCTGTCCTGCACCACATGCAGCAGCCCTGTCACAAGTACAGCAGGGATCTATACGGTAACCGGCACTACGGCCGGCGGCTGCATCGGCAGCAACACCATTACTATCGGCGGCAACCGTATCTCCGGCTATATCTCCTTCTCAGGAGCAACACCGGATACACTCGACATGCAGGTCTGGCTCATCCAGTTCAACCCGACAGACAGCTCACTCACCGCGCTCGACTCTACCGTTACCTGCCTGTCCGGCAGCACACCATACTATGAGTTCGATGGCAAGCCTGCAGGCAACTACATGACCAAGGCAAAGCTGATCTACGGCAATACACCCGGCAGCAGTGGTTATATACCTACCTACGGATTATCTACTGCATACTGGGATACCGCTACCACCATCACCCACAGCACCGGCTTTGATAATAGCAATATCGATATGCTCTACGGTACGGTTCCATCAGGCTCCGGCTTTATCGGCGGCCTTGTATCAGCAGGCGCGGATAAAGGCACCAGCACCGGCATACCGGTACCGGATATGATGATCTACCTCAGGAATGTAGCAACAGGTAAGATCATTACCTACACCACAACAGATATCACAGGAGCATACTCATTCGGCAACCTCGGTGCAGGCACCTACAAGGTGTACCCCGAAGACTACCAGTACCGCACCACAGAGTCTGCGCCTATCATCATCTCTGCTACCAGCGATACGGCCACAGGAGTGAACTTCACCCAGCACACCATCTCTATGACCATTACTCCGGCAGCTACCGCAGGTATCAAGCCGGTAATAGCAGGCAGCGCCATCAGTGTATATCCTAACCCATCATCAGGAATGGTAAACATAGCATGGCAGAACCAGAGCATCGGCACAGCGAGTGTAGTAGTAACAGACGTAGTAGGCCGTGAAGTATACAACCACCCGCTACACATGACTACCGCATCCGGCACATCGCAGGCCGGCCTGTCCAGCCTAAACGAAGGTGTCTATATTATCACCATCAAGTCCGGCAACAGCAACTATACTGGTAAACTGACGATACAGCACTAAACTAAAAACTGAATAATTTTCAAAAAAATCCCCGCATTCGCGGGGATTTTTTATCTGTAGCTTACTAAGATCATCAATGCGCCTCCAGCCAATTCACCCCGCTTCCGGTTTCCACATTGGTAGGCACACCATGCGGTAGTTCCATCGCGCTTTCCATGCAGCGTTTTATGAGCTCTTTCGCAGCCGCAATTTCCGGCGTCGGCACATCAAATACAAGTTCATCATGCACCTGTAGTATCATTTTGGTCTGCAGCCCGCTCTTCTTCAGCTCCCGGTGTATGGCTATCATGGCCAGTTTTATCATATCTGCTGCAGTGCCCTGTATCGGCATGTTTATCGCATTTCGCTCTGCATAGCCACGTACGGTGAAGTTGGCAGAATAAATATCCTTCAGCCAGCGCTTACGGCCCATTACGGTCTCCACATAGCCATGCTCTTTTGCAAAGTTTATGGAGCGGTCCATATACTGTTTTACAGAAGGGTACTGTGTAAAATAGTTGTCTATGATTGTCTTCGCTTCTGTCCTGCTCACGCCTATATTCTCGGACAATCCAAAAGCAGACTGCCCGTAGATGATACCGAAGTTCACCGCTTTGGCAGCGCGGCGCATATCGCCTGTCACTGCGCTTTCTTCCACGCCATATACCTTGGCAGCCGTTGCGGTATGTATGTCCTTATTATCTTTAAATGCCTGTATCATATTCTCGTCGCCGCTGATGGCGGCCACTATGCGCAGCTCTATCTGCGAATAGTCGGCAGAGATAAGGCTGTAGCCCTCGCCCTTGCAGATGAATGCCTTGCGTATCTCCCGTCCACGCTCCGTGCGGATAGGTATATTCTGCAGGTTGGGGTTGTTGCTGCTCAGCCTGCCGGTAACCGCCACTGCCTGGTTGAACGAGGTGTGCAGCCTTCCTGTCTTCGGATTGATAAGTCCCGGCAATGCATCTACATAAGTGCTCTTCAGCTTGGTCAGCTCCCTGTAGGCCAGGATATCTTCCACTATCTGGTGCTTGTGACGGAGCTTCTGCAGTATATCTTCCCCCGTGGCATACTGGCCGGTCTTCGTCTTCTTCTGGCCGGCATCTATTTTCATTACTTCAAACAGCACCTCGCCCAGCTGCTTTGGTGAACCGATATTAAAGTTCACACCCGCATGCTTGTATACATTTTCCTCGGCCTTGCGTATGTCTGTTTCCAGCCCTTTGGAATATTCCTGCAAGAAATTTACGTCCAGCCCTACACCTTCAAACTCCATATCCAGCAGCACGGGCACCAGCGGATTTTCTACTTCATCAAAAACACGCTTCACATTTTTATCGCTCAGCATCGGATCAAAAACCTGCTTCAACTGGAAGGTAACATCCGCATCTTCCGCGGCATACTCCTTTATCTGCTCCAGCGGCACATCGCGCATAGTTTGCTGTCCCTTGCCTTTTTTACCAATGAGCGCCTCTATAGATACCGGCTGATAGCTGAGATATTTTATGCTCAGCATATCCATGCTACGCTTACCATCGGGGTCTATCACATAGTTGGCCAGCATGGTATCGTATATATTGCCTGTCAGCGAAAAGCCGTACCACTTCAGCATGATCATATCATACTTGATGTTCTGGCCCACCCATAGTATATCTGCCCGCTCAAACAACGGGCGGAAACGCTCCAGTATTTTTAATACGCCTTCACGCTCTGCCGGCAGCGGAATATAATATCCTGTTCCCTTCTCAAAGCTGAAGCTCATACCCACAATGTCCGCCAGGTTAGCATCTATATCCGTGGTCTCTGTATCGAAGGCTATTTCTTTTTTTGTGTTTAGCAACGCTATCAGGTTGTCTATATCCTCATCACTTGTTACCAGGTGATAAGAATGCGGCACCTGCTCTATATTGAATAGGTTGGCCGGCAGTGCATCCGTGTCGTCCTCGGTATTATCATTTGTTTCTTCAGGCACAGAAGCAGCGGCTGGTGCGGGGCTTTTCTTCTGGGCTATCGCATTCCCGAACAGGTCGGTGGAAGTGGGTTGCGATGGTGCGGCTGCTTTAGTGCCATTCCACATATCCTGCTCCACAGGTGTTATGCCAAGTACACGCTTGCTCAGCGCCCGGAATTCCAGCTCATTAAATACCTCCGTCAGCAATTCTGTATTCCTTTCTTTTACCCTGAAATTTTCTTCGTGAAATGGCACCGGTACATCGGTGATAATGGTGGCCAGCTTCTTCGACATTAGGGCAAGGTCCTTGCCATTGCGTATTTTCTCACCCAGTGCACCTTTTATTTTATCTGCATTGGCAAGAATATTTTCCATATTGTCGTACTCTGCCAGCAACTTGGCAGCGGTCTTTTCGCCTACGCCGGGTATACCGGGTATGTTATCCACCGCGTCGCCCATAAGGCCCAGCATATCTATTACCTGGTCTACCCGCTTTATGTTCCATTTGGCGCAAATTTCCTTCGGGCCCATTGTTTCCTGCTCACTGAATGCAGATTTGGGCTTGTAGATAAATATACGCTCACGAACGATCTGCCCGTAGTCCTTATCAGGTGTTACCATATACACCGTATAGCCCAGGTCTGCGGCCTCTATTGCCAGCGAGCCGATTATATCATCGGCCTCGAAACCATCGAGCTCCAGGCAGGGCAGGTTAAAGCCCTTTACAATGCGTTTGATGTCCGGCAGTGAGGCTATAAGGTCTTCGGGCGCTTCCTGGCGGTTGGCCTTGTATGCGGTAAAGTCGGTATGCCGCTCCGTAGGTGCAGCAGTATCAAAGACCACTGCCAGGTGTGTGGGCTTTTCTTTATTGATCAGGTCGAACAGCGTGCTGGTAAACCCAAACTGCGCATTGGTATTCTTTCCCTTGGTGGTAACGCGTGGACTGCGGATGAGTGCATAGTATGCGCGGTATATGAGCGCCATGGCGTCCAGCAGGAATAATTTCTTTTCAGGCATATCGCTAAGGTACTGCAATGTGTGGGATTCTTAAAATGGCTCCCGGTTGTTAAAAACCGGATAATGCACTTCACATTTTAATTGATATAAAGCATCAGTAAAATCAGGGGTCTTACTAAAATATCCACAATTTTTTACCCGACTTAGATCCGCTAGGGGCAAGCATTTCAGCAGATCCTCACCCCGTTTTTTGTTGATATGTTTTCCGGCCGGGTAACGAAGGCCATTTTACCTTTGTGCTATAAATCTATCTATTATGCGTGGAAAAAGACTATTTACGGAATTAAGGAATGGCGGTATAATAGCGCCTGCAAAACGTGGCCGTAACAACACCCTGATCGCAAAGCGTAATGAATGCCTGCTGGCGCGCTACTATTTCTATACCAACTTTACCAGCAGATCTTATGACGATACCGTAGGGCAACTGGTAACAGAGTTCTTTATTACCCCCGACCGCATTGGTGACCTGATACAGCGGAACATGGAAATATTAGATTCCATTAAAGAAGCCCAGCCCTCCGTATACTTTTTCCAGAATCACTGGCCGCATATCAAGTGGTGATAGCTTATATGGCCTCTATCTCCTCACTCACGACCAGGGTAGCACCGGCATACTGTACCTGTGCTTGCGTACTATAATCTTCAAATGCTATACTGTACCTTATCTCCCGTACCCGGTAGCTGTCATTTCGCTGCTGTGTTTTGGTGCCGGTGCGGCACAGGCTGCCATAGTCGTCACCCGGGCTCCAGCCCTGCATAGCCTGGTGCAGCGCCCATTCTGTATCGTAGTAGCTGATGGCCTGCTGCACATAGGGCTGCGGGGTCAGCTGGTTGGTGTTGCTGTGTGGCGCAAAGCCCAGCTTCAGCACTATAGTGCCTGTAGCAGTCTGTACATTTTCGGCCATGTTTTGAAAATCAAATTCTTCAAAGTCGACGAGAACGCAGGGCCACGATACCGGCGGGCGGCTGCCGCTTTTCAGCTGGCCCATGTCCTGGTCTATATAGGTAATAGCTGGCACAGCGGTTTTTATCTTTTGCTGTATAGCCAGGAAAATATTGGCAAATGGTGAATTCATGATGGTATCTATTTATTGTTAGGGATGCCATAGGTATCGTACCAGTAGCTGTCTGCCACGGTAACTACCTGCGCTACTTGTTTGTCTATGGCGATGCGCTCTTTCAGATAGTCTATGTCCATATCCTTAGAGAATACAAAGCTGCCCTTGTCTACGGGGTAGCCGTAACCGCGGAGTACGCTCCGGAACTTAGGGCTGTTCAGCATAGCGGCAGTATATACCAGGTCGCTTTTTGTGATCTCGTATTGCTGCTCCAGGTGCACCTTACTTTGGGCATAACCCGTGCTGTAGCTGCTGGTAGTGGTCTCTGTATTTCCCAGTATGGTTATAGACATTTCTTCGTTCAGCGCCTTTATAAAGGACAGCTGCAGGTTGCCATCACAGTTAGTCTGCTTGCCGTCCTTTATTTCAAAGTCGGCCTGGCGGGGTATCATCATGGACAGTGAGCTGCCGCTTTCTTCCAGTATCTTCCGCAGCTCTACCTTGGTTTGCTCATCATATGAGTCGTACTTGATCACCCGTACCGGCTGGCCAAACAACTCTATATACTGTGCCCAGTCCGACAGGCCGCCGCGCTTGTAGAGGCTGTATGGTGCGCATTTCAGCAGTAGTCCCAGGTCTTTTTTATCACCCATCACCCATACGTTGCTCAGTTCCGCATAGGGTATACCGTCGTCACCGGTCTGCTCATAGGCTATGATGCCCAGCTCCGGCTTTATGTGCTTGCGGGGTATTGGTTCATAAGCCAGTTCCTTACCCGGGATGAATTCGATACCGGATATGCCCCACAGCTGCGTTTCCATAATGGTGCGCATAATATCGCGGAATGGCATGGAACAGATGAGCGCATCCATACCGGCGATTCGCTTACCGTCCTTGTCAAAATACAGCTCCTTGTTCAGCACCGCGTCTATGCGCTTGCAGATGACCCCGGAAAGATGCCCGTCCAGCACCACATCTTCATACAGATCATATAGCCGGGTCCTGTTAGGGTAGTATACCGACTCAGCGCTTACCAGGGCATTGCGCCAGGTAGCTATATCCTTCCGGTTCCTGTCTGCCGACCGTATGTTCAGCTCATTGACTATGATCTCGTTCGGCCGGTGAATTTTCTTATAAGTCTTTATCATTTTTTAATTAATTTATTTCGTTAACTAACAGGGCATTATAATTTTCTTAAATTTGCGCTTCCTGAAACAATTTTTGGACAGTATACACAGCATATGAAGTATTTACTCGCAGATGTATATAAAATAATATATAACCTAATAAAAAACAAACAGATAGCTACCTTTCTAGGTGTGTTATATATAACTATTTTAAGCTTTATCTGCCTGCATGGCCTGTGTGTTTTAATGGAGGACATGGTGCCTGATGCCGTGCTGAATATATTATTTCTTTTCCCTAAGGCTATAGGGTTCTTCGTTGCAATATTTCTTTTTCTGTGGTGGTGGATGCCGACGCAGATAGAGATGGCCCGCCAAAAAGCCAGGGATGTACGCTATGGTATGATCATCATTTTTACCGTTACCGCCATTGTGAGCTTTCTGTACGTTACGTATAACAGCCGTATCGTATTCTAACCGATCTTAATAGTAGTTATTCCGCCTGGGGTTACTGTTCCATTTTATAGTATCGCCGCATGGTACCGACTCATTGGTGGTATCTAAGTATGGCCATCCTGCAGGCTGCGCTTGTCCGGCCATGATACTCTTCAGCGCGTTTATGGCATCGGTATAGGCAGTGCGGTAGGTGGCCTGGTCGGCAGCGGTATTGGATAGACGCAGCAGGTGCCAGCAGGCCAGGTCTTTGACCAGGCTGCGCAGGTACTCATCGTCTACGGTGGCGGCCACATCGGCTGTGCCGAAGAGCTGCACCAGGTCGTATTTTCCCAGGTACATCTGGGCTTCCAGTATGGCGGTGTTAATGGCTCGGTCGGTAATGGTGCTGTCCGAACGGGTTATTTCTGCAATGATCTCGGGGTAGATGTTCGTGGCGAGATCGGTGGTGGTGATGATAGGCATAGGATTAATGTGAAAATGTGATGAATGTGAAAATGTGGAAATGAATGCGGTAATGTGGTTAATGCGATAGTGCGGTGATGCACAGTGATGCGCTGCGGCTTTGCGGTAATTTGATAATGTGTAAACGGATTACTGATGCGGGAACGTTGTAACGGCTAGTCTCTATTCTTTGTCCTCGTCTTTGTCTTTTTTGGATGGCTTGTCGTCATCATCTTCGTCTTCGTCCTCATCCTTGGTCTTCTTCTTTGTCGATTTCTTAACCTCTGTTTTTTTGTCGTCTGCTTTTTCGTCTTTCTCCGCCTTTTCAGATTTTTCTGCATCGGCGGCTTCCTGGGTGCGCTTTACGGATACTATCTTTTTCTGCCCGCGGTCGAAGGTCACTTCATACAGGTTCACGGTATTATCGCCTATGGTCTGCACTATGTAGCCGGTGATCGACTTGCGTGCTTCATCGTCAGCGCTATCTATGGCGGTAGTCACCTTGACAACCGATTTATTAGCTTTCTGCAGCGTGGGTATTTTCCTGCGCTCTTCGCTGAATTCCTTCAGCGCCAGCATCTGCCGGTGAAAGATGGTATAGTCGGTCTTGTCCTTTACGGCAGCTTTTTTCTCTGCATTCTTTTCATCACGGTCGGCCTTGCGGTCTTCCTTACTTTCCTTGCGTTCATCTTTGTCCTGTGCAAATACACCGGTACCGAAACTCATACACAACACTAACAATAACACGATCTTATGCTTCATAGCTGACTATTTATAAGTACAAATTTCTGTTTTTTTATTTAATAATTGAAGTTCATTGTCATAGCATCCAACCAGCAAACAACGTGAGCTTCGTCCACTTCCCTTTGCTCCTTTTAAACAGGTAAATATGGCTACCACCATTCCCGCCTATTATTTTCTCTTTGTCTGTTATCCTCATTATTGCAAACTGCTTTGTGTTATCAAACGCTGGTATTGAAATATCATACATATTCATCTCTTCTTTTGGCATGGCCGCATAAGCTCTTTCCTGGGCGTCACACTGTTTCCTTTCTTCTTTTTCCTTTTTTCTCTTGCTCCACTTAGGATTAATGTCGCGCATGAAAAAGACTAAAGACCTTAAGGTATCCGGGTTTACACAGCGTGCGTGAGCGACAGAACTACAGTCCCATTTTTCCGCAATGGTATCAGTAAGTGAATTGTAATAGAGCTGTGTAATTGTTGAGTCGTTTATTAGCGGAGATAGTTCTTTTCTCATTGCCTTCAAATCCATGCTTTCCCATTTCCAATCTATAGTGTATGCGTTTTCATCGATATAGAAATAATGTTGTGCAGAATCGACAAACAGTGGGGTTACTGCATTGAGAAAATCTTCCTTTGTCTGCCCGGTAGTGTGCAGCGCAAATAATAGGGGAATAAGGTATAGCAGCGTTTTCATTGTGTATGTAATTTATTCATTTTTTTAATTAGTTGCGTTTCCTCCTTTCGCAAATTGGATAGCCCCTACGGGGCATGAGCGTATTTTGCTTTATGATGTCTACAAACAGATAGCCCGTCCAGGGCATTACTTATTACTCGTCTGTAGTTTTCGTCAAAAATTTATCACGCAGAGATTTCATTTACAATACTTACAGCCGGTTACTATTTATCCTTTTTGGTGCCACATATACGTCCGGTGTTTTTCGCCTGTCCAGTTTCTCGTTGAGTACCCATATGGCTCCTTCTACTGCATCGGGGCCATCGTCGTGGGCGCGGCTGCCGGGAGCAAAGGCGGTGAACTGCTCCGCCAGGCGCATCATATGCGGGTTGTGCCGCTCTGCCTCGTTGAGGTACAGCTCACAGTTGCGGTGCAGGGGTTCCAGCAGGCTTTCTATACGCATAAATTTGTCGGGCTTTTTGCGCTGGTCGCCACGGATGGGGATGTTCCTGCCGTTCTTTCTTCCTGCATCGCTCACTTCTTTCACCAGCACATCCTGCATAAACACATCTTCCATAAAGTAGTAGCATGCGGCATTGCCCACCAGGTCCATTATGCGGTAGTACCAGGCTATCATCTGCGCGGTGGTGGTCTGCTCCAGGTAGCAGCGGATGATGTGGTACTCGCCGGCCACTTTGCCCACCAGCACCGTGGCCTTGTAGTCGTTGGTATCTTTATAAGAAGGGTCGGTGTAGCATACCAGTAGTTCATATTCCTTCAGCGGCCTTACGGGCTTATATGCCATTTCTTTAAACACCGACCCTTCGGTAATGGGGTTATTAAAATATTCCTTCTGTGCTGCGGCATAGCTCTTCTGGCTGAGCACACGGTCTATATCCACCTCCGAGTTCTTTGACCAGGTAGACCTTCCCTCCGCATCGCGTATGTTCAGCTCATCTACATGGTCGGCATGCAGGCATGCGCGGGCTATGCAGCAATCGGCCGCTATACGGTTGCCGCAAAAGATAATGGTAGTGGGCAGCGATACCGACCGTGTGCCTATGGCGGCCTCCTCTATCCACCGCCATTTTTTTGCTACCAATTCAGGGTTCAGGCAATCGGCATCTGTGTCTACATCGTCAAACAAGATGAGGTCGGGCCGCGTCTCTTCGTTGCGTGTGCCGCGCGGGCTCTGGCCCACACCCAGCGCACGGAAAGCCAGGCCCTGCTGGGTGATGAACTCGGATGCCTGCCAGCTGCCCGCGGTTTCCTGCCGGCCATAGTCCTGTATAATGCGGCTGTTATATTCCAGGTTGGCCTTGTAGGGCATCAGCAACCGGGTGGCATTGTCGAGGCTGTTGCTGATGAGGAGCACATATTTTTTGCGCCCCGTGAGGCAGAGGTAGAGGGCCTCCATCATGGTGCGGGTACTCTTGGCCAGCTCGCGACTCCACATGCGCACTTCATACCATTCATCTTCGCGCAGTATACGGTCTGTGGCATCCAGGTGGAACGGTGCGGGTGCGGCAAAGGTGTAGCGGGGAAAATAGTACTGGAACCATTTTTCGGGATTGGCTTCGAGATTTTGTTTGCGTTCGGTACGCTGGCGTTCGGTATCGCGGTCGTCGGTGTAGGTAGACAGCGCGATCATTTTTACCAGCCGCCGCCAGCGGGCTATTTTTTGTTTTTCAGTCATAGTGATAGGGTAAAGCCCACCCCGGCCCTCCCCCAAGGGGAGGGAGATATTACGTGGGCGGGAGTTATCTTTATTGGGGATGTCAGTTCCGGCACATTCCGGCGAGTTATTCTTCTATGCGCTCGGCGATAAATTCATTGAGCTCCTTGGTGACGATCTTGCCGAGGTCGGGGTCTTTGCGCATGAGCCAGTGGGTAAACAGCTCACCCACATCTATCATTTCGCTGACGGTGGTCTCTGCTTCCAGGTTTTTGATGGCGGTGGTGTACTTGGTAATTACGTCCACATCTTTGGGGGTGATGTTTTCTTCGTCCTTCAGTTTGGCGGTAGCTTTTTCCAGCAGGTCGTAGAGCTGGGCCAGCTGTGTCTTCTTAGATATCAGCAGCGACCGCTTAACGCCATTCCATGCCCCTTCATGCACCCAGAGGCGCACTGCGGCCTCAGGTACAGATACAATACCGGCCACATCCTGTATGGTTTTATCGTGACGGGTGTATAACAGTCGCGCCCATTCCCTGCGCTCTTCCTTACTCAATTCTTCTTTCATGGCACAAAGGTGAAGCGCGATCTTCAGACGGGCGAATTTAAAAGACAT